CACAATACAATATACATGTATTGCAACGGTTTGAGAATGCTCACAAGAGACCTTGGTTTAGAGTTGGTGTTGCTATACACAGCTCCTGTATACGGGAGTTTCTGTGAATTAGGATTGTCTATAGATATGTGTTGATACTCAAGTGGTTGTATACCGAAATACAGATCGTTACCACATCGGTATCCTTCCCATACCTCAACAACCCATCCTTGTTCAACTGATACCTCATCACCAAGAGGTTTAAATGTTTCATCTACAATATCTGTTTGAGGAACACCTTGCTCATCCATTGTAGTAACATAGAAGATCTTCTTGAACGACTTCCAGCAACAATGCCATACATTTACGCAATGCTGACTCTTTTCGTCAAACACAGGGTTGTCGTAGATATGTAATTGTATGCCCTTGAAATTGTCTACTGGATCTTTCTCTCCAAGATTGTTAGCAGAAGCTTGATTCATCATCTCTTCAAGCTTGTTAAGATCTTTATCAGACAACTTGTCATAATATCTATCGTACACCTCAGCTATTGGAAGTCTCATTCTACGACAGCACCATGAACCATCCTCTATGAACTCTAGATCCGGACTCTTATCGAAAGAGAAGTACATTGGGTTAACACGTTCCATATAAGGCTCTTCGTTAAGTACACCCACGTAGTAAACTTCTATTCCTCCAATCAAACCATCTTTCCAGCCTTTTATGAACTCATTGTCCATATTAAGACGCTCTCTGAGATATGTAAGAGTGTGATATGCTGTATTCTCAACAACGTCTTTATAGTCCTTATCCATATACTTAGCAATCTCTTCTGGTGGCATTATTTCACCACTTTGAAGTTGCTACTGGAATTGCATAGCTTCCTCAGGACTCATTTTAGATGTGATCGCAGCTTGAACATAATTCATCACAAGTTGTTTCTAAGTCTCCATCAATTCTGATGTAGCCTCTTGTGATGTTCTAACCACTCTAAAGTTAAGAGGTCTTTTTGTCTCTTCACCAATAAGTAGGTCTATCTTTGGTCGAATTATATTAAAGTCCTGCGGTACTGCTGGAAATCCCTCTTCGATCTTAAACGGATTCGTTACACGTTTAAAATCCTTTTCGTCGAATATGCTATTGTATAAATCGTAGTATACCTGTAATTCGCCAAACTTTGTATATGTCTGGCCTCCAGAAACAATGTTTCCTTCGCCTATTATGTAATTTACACAATCATGTTGCCACTTCTCGGTTTTCTTTGATAGCGGTAACTTCTGTTGTGGAAATCGTGAATTATATAAATTATCTTCTACCATATTATTTAATTAATTGGCGAACTACTGTTAATATGAATTCCAGTACCGTTCGCTAAATAACGGAATACTAAATAGTTCAACCTGTTTGTTTTTTTCTTGTGCAGCTGACACTTTAACCTGAACTAGCTCTTCTCGATACATCATCACCATACACAGTGCTATGACTCTATCGACGTTCTTTATACCATCGTTCTCAATGAGCTCTTCTATTAACGGCTCACTGTATATACGTTCTAGGTTCGGATGGCCTGGTTCATACTCCTCCATCATCCATTCGAGTATCAATCCTTCTCCGTATGCTCGAATCTGCTTTGTCATATGACAGCCTTTACGTCTCTATACTCTACTGTCTTTTATGACCTCTGATATGACCTTATCTGGCTGATCTGCCAAGAGATAATCACAGTGCTTGTTTGTAAAATACGGATATATTCCCTTACGCTCATTCTCAAACAACAATCTTGCATTATAGAATACTAAAAGCTTTCTTACGTTTTCATAGTATTCTTCAGCAGTTGCTGGTCTACCAGAATACTCAGCCACTATTACATCTTGCCAAGCTTCTCCTGCTTGAACACGTTTAAATATAAAAGTAGATCCTAATGAATTGGTAAATGACTCATCATGATCATCAGTTTTGTTATCATGCGGCTTTTTATCCGCACTTCTACATGTCCCCATGTAGCTCAGCGTACATCATCACCAAAAGGTGTCGAGCACTCTTGGGAGGATTATATTTATTCACCTCCTACGCGTTACACTGTCTTTTAGCCTTTCGCAATCTAAAAGATTAGCACGGTGTTGTCTGTTCTAGAGTTTCACCGTTTTTGCTCGATTTTAAACCCGCTTGACTTTTGGGTTAACGGGTCGCAATTGTGTGTCAGAATGTTTCTACACATATATGTATGTGTCTCACATTCGAAGTTATACACAACGCCATCATACAACGACTCATCTATACTCTATATTTTTATGTATATGTTAAATTCGCCAAACTGTATATTAGATCTACTAGCGCTTGTCTGCTTAGACGTCTTCAAAAGTTTTTGTTTACGGCTCTCGAATACAAAACCTTCTGATAATTTAAGGTTGTCACATCTCGCGATGTTTATTCTATAAGACTGTAGAGAAGTGGATCCAAAACGGTTTATTGTTTCTTTCTAATGAACAACAATGCTGTTTCGTATCTCAAGACTGTATAATATATCTTGGACGTCTTCTAACAATTCAAGGTTTACGCTTGTAAAGTTTACTCGTACATTACCTTTGTCTAAGAAAACAGATCCATCAGAGTCTAAATAACCCTAAATGAAGTTGCGTTTTAATTCTGGAACAGCCTCTTTGACCCAATCAGGAATTCTCTTTTTGTATGCAGTAGTTCCAAATTCTTTATTCAAGAACGTCACCAGTTCTTTGTCTGTAAATCGCCTGGTTTGTTCTCTGTCTTTGTGAACATGTATACACTTACGATCGAATATTTTTTCTACCAAATTGTCATAATATTCTGCAAGCTTTGTTTCTTGTTTTCCTATGGACATGTACACATCATACGAGTTGTCATTAATGTTAGTAAAACCATCACCTACAAACAACCCTAAGAAGTAAAAGAACATCTTTGTAGCTTCCGTATCGTCATCCCAGCTTTTTCTAGGCCACTTCCAAAGGATATCGTCAAGGCCGTTTTTAAATTTATTTTCTGGGTTATACGGCTTGTATCTGTTTGGTATAGACAACCAGTCGCCTTTGTGAACATCCTTCATTCTAACAAAACCTTTATCTTTTATGTATATAGGATGCTCTCCAGTAAATGTAGTAGTTCTATATGATCCACAAGGCTTTAACTTGTATATCTTTTCATTCTTCTTCTGGTATCTTTGTAAATTTTTGATTTCTACGAGCTCGCCGTCTTTGTTTAAAAGCTTGTCGTCCAGTGTGACATCTTCTACATTTACAAGTCCTCGCTAAGTCTAAACCTTTTCTCCAGGTGTCAAACATCCAGCTATGTATAATCCAAATGGAGGATCTTGAACAGGGTATTCCCAGATTACTACAGAACCTTCCGGCTTATCGTCTTTCTTAAGATGGTATGTTGTAATGTCTCCGCTCTTCTTTTCGTGAGCCATCACCTTACCATCTGACCAAGATAGATCTACTATATGCTTCATACTCTACAGTTTCTTGTTTGTACGAATTCTTGTAAGTTGATCCATCAGAAGCTTTCTAGGGAATATGTTCTTACCAAGTTCAAGTACTGCTTCTTGTGGTTTTATAGGACGTTCTGATATAAATCTATCGATAGCACTTTGCGAAGCTCCTCCATCCTTAGTTATGTTTCGTTGATTTATTAATTCTTCTAAAGCCAACTCTCTAAACGTGTTTCCGTCCTAATCCATAAAACGGAGCTTGCCGTTACTGTCAACACCGTCCATATTGCTCCACGCAGGAACAAAGAAACCACATCTAGTTTCTTCTGCATTATCGTCCCATATGTTAGGAAAGCTTAATACATTGTGTGCATCTGGTTTGTAGAACAGTTCTTTAAGTCCATCAAATGAACCACCTTCTGTGCCACCCGTGCCAAATGCAATCATTGTTCCGAATGCAACACCATCATCTGTTTCTACAGCAGGTCGTTCTACTTGCCATGCTGTGAGTAAGTTAGGGAATTTACCACCCTCCTCCCAGAGTACTAGTTTACCACGAGTACCACGAATACGTTCAGGATCATTCTTAAGTGTAATGCCTGTTATACTGGATAAGTAACCTTGTTCTGTTTCTTTACCGAACTCGTCTTTTACTTTAAAACCAGATACTCTCTCCATTCTAGTTGAAGTCAACCTTCCTTTAGCCCATGCTGTATGCTTATCACAGAAGTCCATTATTTGCCAAGCTTTCGTAAGGAGACCGTCTCCCACTAAGTACTTCTGTTCTGATGCTACAGCAAAATTCTTTGAGCCTTTTATAAGTTCATAGTTGCGCACAAGCATAGACGCACCTTTGAAACTGTACCCACGTTGACGTGCTTTAAGTACAGCCATGTGTTTTCCTTGTATCTCTGCCTCCTCTATTGCGTTAAAGTAATAATAGTCGTAATCATAGAATCTAGGAAAACCTAATATACGCTCTCTTTTGGTTCGCGTATTACCATATTTGTCTTTATACTCAACCTCATCAAGTTTCATGATAGGTGAATAATTTAAGTAGAAATAGTGGTATCCTGTAATAGGATCTCCATCTGGTGCTACATAACCATTTAAGCACCTTTCTGTTTCTTGGTCCCAAAATCGTTTATAATCGGTAGTACCTCTAGGGGCCAATGTATAACAGCCATGTTTTTGAAAGTGTATTGCACTTTGTCTAAACTTGTCTGTATTCTTGATATGTTTATTAAAGTCTACCATTGTTATTATATCTCGTAGAGTCCTATAGTTCCACCACCCTTAACACGACCAGCTTCAGCTTGTTCTGCTTTAGCTTGTGTCATTGCTATTTCGAGTGACTTAACTATGCCTCCTACATCTTTTAATATTCTCGTAACCTTTATAGCAGTATCTATATCCATCTAACAACTAGAATATTCGTTTAATGCTGCTATAAGTCCTTCTGCCGCAGATTCTGATGCGCTTAGCAAGCGAGTTGCAGGAGTATCTTGAAACTCTACAAAACGCTTACCAAGCTCTATCACTTCTGGAGAAGGTGTATAATCATCTATCCCAAACACATCTTGACCTATCTTCTTACTCCTCTCTTTCTCTGGATATGCCATATAAGGCGTATTCCATTTGTATAACCATATAACGTACTCTATTTCTTTTAGAGCTTGTGTCTTATCTTTAGCACCATTGTAATGGTTCTTAAAAGGAGGTATTGCTAGGTCTTCTGTGCTCAAGGATATTTTACTTCCTTGTATATCAAACATTACAAATTATGCATTTGATTGTTTAACACAGTTTTCTATAAACGTCTTTATTCGTGCCGAATAACTATCTTTACCGTTGTACATGTGTACAAGAAGATATAGTAAATAATCAACTCTCTGTACCATGACGTTTGTATTATAACATAGCTTCTATATGTCTTCTTGTGAAAATCTTTGTACAGAGTCACTACTGTTACCATTGAACATAGCAGCTACAGTATTGTCTATAGAAGTTGTCTTCCATTCGTCAAAAGGAATCAGTCTTACACATTCCGTAATAGTAGTAGTGCCGCCACTAGTGATTTCAAGATCATGCTATTGAGATCCGTACACAATGAAATCTTCTGTGTTTATCTTCCAATAATAGATATCGCAGTCCAATGTGTTGTTATTACGATCTGCCGCATTCAATAACGATTCTTTTACAGCAGTTGCCGTGTATTCCAAAGGGATTCCGTTTGCAATCTTCCATAATCCGGTGCAAGACGGTAATATGAAAATACCACGGCTAGAATATTGAATTTGGTTATCAGATCCGTTTGTACCTTTTCCGATATAATACATGTGATCGGACCAGCTGTCGAATGAATGTTGTCCATCATAACGACTACTATCTCCGTAATATGTGGCAACATTTGCCCACAATGGCAAATACTATTCGCCAGCAAATGCTCCTACACTCTGAGCAAAATCATAGTAGAAATCCTGATCTAGAGGAAGAATTCCTCTATTCAAGTAGCTACGCAACGTAGGCTCACGCTGTATATACTCATCGTCATAACCGTTTATCTGCACAAATCTGAAATAGCTACTTTGGTCTATTGTTATTCTAGGTAATCCGCTTTCACACACAGTTTTCCAAGTAACCGTCCTTGATCCATCACGATATGTTTGTTCGTTATAAGCGTTATACAATACTGCAACTTGTTTAGCTACCTGAGTAAGTGCTTCGTCTGAATTAGAGCAACTTGTTCCGGTGTCTCCTTGTGGCAAGAACGGACCTTTGTTATTTAACTTGAAGTTGCAGTTCACTTTTCCTTTTATGATAAGGCCGTTGTTTATTTTTGGATCTGGCAAAACGATTGTATTAGATTCCTGTTCTCTCGTTGATCTCGTTAATGCTGCAATAGGGAAACTATCCCATATTGAGTTGTTCACGTACGGAGCACTGTGACTTCCACCTCCTGCTGTGGTTTCGTCGATCGTCTCTTGGTTAAAATACTCTAAGAACTCCTGGTCTTGCTCGTTGGTTTCCACATTGAGCGCACAAGAGTATGAGATAGATCTATTCTACGATATGTACTTTGGATTTACGGCATACGTCAACACGTTGTCGGCAAGAGTTCCTTTCGTACCACCACCGTTGTTAGGATCACCTTTAACGTGTCCTGTCAGTATACCAGGATTGTAGAACAACATTAGCACATCATCGTCGGCTGATGCCGGATCGTATGTTGTATTACCATGTTTGTTCAGAGCTATAGAAAACAGTTTTTGGTCTATGTCTGTGTTTTTGGTTACGTTACCTGGAGTACCAGTATAATAAGCATTATCTTTAAATACGGAGAATGACGTTGCACTAACATCACCTCTGAATGCAGTGAATGCTGCGTCTACAGATAT